CATCTAACTTGTTCGGTAAGATGCTCACCATGTTAACCTCTCATGTAACACCAGAACACTTCGATGATTTAAGTCGTAAGATGATTGGTAGCTTAATGATCAAAGGCGAAGAAATGAGTATGGACGCTATTGAGGATCACTTTGATGACCACAATGGGGATTACTTGGAGGTATTGTTCTGGTTATTCACGGAAAACTTTAAGGATTTTTTGTGGGGCAACGCTATGATTCGTACTTCGATAGAGAAAGTAATGGCGTTGCTGAGTCCAAAAATGAAAGATATAGTCGAGAACTTAAAGAAAGATATAAACGAAGAAATCAGTGGGACGTCATCGAGTACGCCAGTAAGCAAAGAGAAAACTTCGCAGTAGATAGTATGTTCTTTATGATCGCTAACTCTGAATATTGCAGTGAGACATTAAGCACTCTTAAATGGGAATATAGTGTGGAAGAGTTTTTAGAGTTGGCATCATTAGTAGATTATTATAACGACTTGAGACAAGCAGCAGAAATGGATAACAAGAATGCTGAAGATAAGAGAAATATGATGAGTAAAGTAGCAGGGAATATGTAACAACATAAGGTGAAATAATAATGGCAGAGGAAATTGTAAAGTATACGGTGGAGGTAGGGTTTGATACCGCACTTAAAAAGTTACAAGACTTCGAGAAGAAGATGGGGAATTTTGGTAAGAAACAAGAAGCCTCTACTCGTTCTAATCAGAAGATGATGAATGCTCACCATAAGGAACGTGAGAAGCATTTAAATAAAGAATACAATAATAAAGTTAAACGAGAAAAGGATTTAAGTGCAGCACATATTGCAGCAATTAAACAGAACATAAAGTTTGAGAAAAAAGCTGCAGTAGAAAGAGCTAAAGCTGGAATACCAACAAGCTTACCTAGTAATAATGCTCATGTTAAAGCTAGAGAAGCAGAGTTAAATAGACAAGCTAGGATGGAAAGTAGACGAGTAACCAACCTTAGTTCAGCCAAAGAAACTTTTGGAAGATCAGGGTTAAACCTTAAAGCTGCTACCAATGAGCAAGAACGTCTAGCTCAAGCTGCATTGAGAGAGTCTGTAGCTAAGGCTAGGACTGCAAAAGAAGTTAGGTTACTCATTGCTATGGAGAGGGAAAGACTCCGTGTTATGAGGCAATCAGAACGTTCTATGCACAAGCAGAACTTCCTTATGCAACGTATGTCAGCATCCAGTAAACAGTTTGCAGGTAACATGTTATCAGCGTTCGCTGTAGCAGGGTTGGGTGTAGGTATTACTAGAGTAGGACAGGATTTCGAATCTGTAAGTAATACAATGTTGGCAGTAAGTACAAACTCCAAGGAAGCAGGTGACAACTTCAAGTTCGTCAGGGACGAAGCATACAGACTGGGGTTAGGATTAGCATCAAGTGGTAAGAACTTTGCCAAGATGTTATCTGCACGAGGGAAGATGAGTCTGGAAGATGTGAAAGCCTCTTTCGTAGGAATTTCAGAAATGTCAACCCTTCTAGGGCTAAGTGCAGAAGAAAGTACAAGAGCTAAATGGTTTGTGGCTCCTTTTAATAGTAATATTAAATGTAAAACCTTTTTAATTGCTGGGATATTTCATTAGAGACAATCAGCAGGGAACCTTACTAAAGTAAGAACCTTCAGAGACTAACCCTTTAGGGTGTAGATTATACAGTTTAATCGAAAATAAGGAATCCTTTTTTAGGATTAAGATATAGTCCATAGACAAACGCTTTGCAACAAATAAATCATTGTTTGGCTTCATAGAAATATGATGAATAATTAAATTTATGAATTCGGTGAAACTCCTAAAAGGAAGTAGGACAATACCGAGCGAAGCCTCATATAAGAGGAACGTGTAAAGACTAACTCGTAAGAGTGTAGGGGGTGATAATAAATTGTCCTCGAAGCGTAAATAACCTTAACATTAAGTTGAAGGTTAAGATATAGTCTAATCCTTGTAGTAATACAGGGTGTATAGGATGAGTTAACCTTAGCTCATGTAAAACATTATATATGCTGGGAAGCCCAACTTGGGTGATCAGCAGGGAGTCTAGAATAATCTAGGTGGCCCTCAACGACTAATCCGATAGGATGTAGGTACTAAGTGGTATCGAAACGTAATGCACTGTAAAATAGTGAAGATATAGTCTGAACATCTATAGTAATATAGAGATACTAAAAGGTATATATTAATTAACGACTAATATTAACAGAATTGAAAGGGGTAGTTTCAGCAGAAGAGCTAAGTTATTGATTTAACTCAAGTTTTGGCTCTATTCACAGAAATGTGTCTAAATAAAATGTGTTAAAACGGGAAAGCCTTTAGAGCTTGACACTACTAACTAGCCATAGTAATATAGGTTAGGGCAAACAGTAATGTGTTTGGTAAAGTAAAAATGTGTCAAGATTAGGTAATCCGTTAGGAATATACCTGATCTCCATTGAAGGAGATTATAATGCTAAAAGTGATAGAAGAATTCCCAGACTATTCAGTAGATAAAAAATGGGAATGTGTATAGTTATAAAAGTAACAGATATCTAAGTAGAAGAATTTATGATGGTGGTTATTGGGGTGTTAATTTAAGAGGTGTAAACGGCAAGAATATGTACAGAAATTGTCATACTTTAGTTGCAAAAGCATTCTTATTAGATACCTACCAAAAAGGGTTGATAGTCAATCATAAAGACTTGGACAAAAGTAACTGCAATGTGAACAATCTTGAATGGATAACCTACAAAGAGAATTCAAAACATTATGTAGATAATATGCCTGAACATGCCAGTGACCATAAAAGGGATCTAGCCCTTAGTGTTATGGAAGATATCTGTAAACTTATAGAGGGTGGTAAATCTACCTTAGAAATACACACTATTACTGGTGTAAGTAAAAATAAGATAAGTAAATTACGTACTGGAGTTTTGTATTCTTGGTTTACAAAAGACTACAATTTACAACCAGAACCTACGGATAATATGACTGTTATAATAGCAAAACAAATATGTGACCTACTTGAATATGGTTTTGGTTGTAAATTTATTTGTGATTTATATGACATTCCTGATCTGATAAACAAGAAGTCTGTTAATAATATAAAATATAGATGTTCTTTTGAAAATATTAGCAAAGACTATACTTGGTGGGTAGGTAAATACATATCTAAGAGCCAACGCAAAAAGGGTATAACCTCAAAAGACTAATCCGATAGGATGTAGGGTAGAATCTTACTCGAAAATACAGACCCGTCAGGGTTAAGATATAGTCTAATCCTAAGTGAAAATTTAGGTATATAAATGAAAACTCCAAATGGGGGAAGTATTACCAAATGCCATATTACAAATGGCTCTGGCAGCAAAAGACGCAGGTTTAACCTTAGATGGTTCAGTTGCATCTATGATGGCACTACAGCAAACTGGTGGTTTGATATCTGAAAAGGTATTACCATTCTTTGCTAAACGTATGTCTGAGGCTGCTCGTGCTAATGGTGGTTTAGACAAAGCCATGTTATCTAACCGTGTGGCAATGAACCGTTTAGGTTTATCATTCCAAGAAGCTGGTGACTTGATATTTAAGTCTGGATTTGCCGAAGGTTTGACTGAACTATTTAACGAGACTGCAAAGTCTGTGGTTGACCTTAAACCTTTATGGGTATCACTAGGTCGTATCATTGGTTCAGTGTTTAAGATCCTCTCTGCAGGTCTAAAAGCCGTCACTCCTACACTTAAAGCTGTTGGTGTACTACTTGATGACTTAACTAAACTAATGGGTGACAGTAGCTTCTTAGTACCAATGGCAGCATTTGCTGGATACTGGGCTATCAGCTTAAAAACTATGAGTAGGTTCTTACCTATGTTCACAGGTTTATTAGGCAGAATGAGTCCTGTTGTAGCCGCAGCTTTAGCTATTGCAGATAGTATCAAAATGGCTGCATTCTGGGGTGAGGAATTAATCAACTTATTTAACCAAGATAAAATTGGTGTATTATTTGACCCTCGTGAGAAGAAAAAAGGTAACAGCGGTTTTACTCTAGGATCAGGTTACATGTCTGGCATGGATAAAACATTATCTAATTCACCACTCACACCATTCTATGATAGTTTTAAAAACCTATTCTTATTCGCTGACAAGTTAGACCAAGGATTAGGGTTACCAACTTGGTTTGATGCAACAAATAAATCACCATCGTGGTTTGGAAGTTCATCTAGTTCAAATGCAGTTAACATCACTATTGGTGCAGATGCAGAGAAGATGGGTGTTACTATTTCAAATAGTGGTGCAGTGAAAGATATGGTTGACTCTAAAATAAGGGAGGTACAAAACTAATGGCTAGTTTATTAAAAAATGTAGTGTTCCTCCTAGCCAAGGACGGCACTACTGTATTGGTGTTGGACGTTACATCTTCTATGGAAGTTACACGTTCAGCATCAGTGGCTCAACATACTCTGCAGTCTGGTGTCAAGGTTAGTGATCATTACCACCCAGATTTACCTAGTATAAACTTAGTTGGCACAATTAACCAAACTAAAGTGAGGAATGACTCTCCTGCACCAGAAGATTATATTACTCTAGTCAATCAAGTTATTGATGATGTGGTAGTATTTACTCTGTATGGTACTGAAGATAGGATGGTTCCTTCGTTTGATAATTGTGTTATAACAAGTTTTTCCTATATGAAGGAAGGTAAGGATAGCCTTGCAGTCAACCTCTCAATACAGCAATTAGATTTTGGTATGAAGGCATCCCTTGACACATTAACAACTGTCACAGTATCTCCTAGTGCTGGTACAGGTTCATCTTTAGCTGGCACCACTGACCCTAAGACTGGTACTAAAACGGTTGTTGATGGGTTCAAACTTACTGGACTTGCTATAGAAACAGGGAAAACGTAATGGCTATTGAATTCAACTGTACTGGTGATCCTCTTGTTATTGAAGTGAGGGATTACCAGATTGAAAGTATAAACTACCGTATTCATGTTGGTTATAATAATCGTAATGGTTGGTATGTCTCTATTTATGATACAGATGACAATCCAATACTTTTAGGTTTAACACTAATAAGTGAACCGCAGAATATCACTTGGAGGTACAGTAGGTTAAATACTGGTTTATTCTCTGGTGATATATGGGTACTTAATAGGACTGGGGATTACACAAACACCTTAACTAAAGATAACTTTGGTGAAAGTAATGCTTGGGGTTTATTCTACTTCACAGAATCAGAAATGATTGAGTATGGTATCAATAAGAGATGACATTAGCCAACCTTCGGGTTGGCTTTTATTTATCTGTAAATAGAGTATACTACATACATTAATTGATTCATATCTTTATTTATGTTATAGTTAGGGTATGTTCCAATTCAAGATAAAGGTGTTCCAATTTAATGTCTAAAACAGCATTCGGACGCCGCATGAAAATAATCATAGGTGTTCCACAAAGAAACACAGAAGCATATACGGTAGTAGGTGAAGTGGTTGGAAATTTACCAGCACCCAATCTTAAAGTAGACGCTACCACAGTACCAGCAGGGAAGATAATTAACCTTTCTAATATACCACCAAATAGTAAACGTGGATTCTATTTTAAGATGGATTCAACCCGTGGCGGCGTGGGAGGTGGTGCAGCAAATGAAAAAACTACAATAGAATTAGCTAATTTAAATGAAGATACTCTTGGTATATTACATACTGAGAACAGTCAGATACAAGTATGGTTAGGGTACGATTCAGATAACTCATTAGATTTATATTATTCTGGTGACATATATGACATCCAACCTAAACGTAACGGTGATGATATAGTTTATGCTATTACAGCTAAAGATGGTTTTGTTGATAATAAAAATACTAGAGTAAGTTTACAGTATGATGAATCAATGTCAGTGAAAGATATTCTTACTGATATGATTAAAACATTCCCATCAGGTACCATTGGTACGATGGCAATTCAATACTTGGAAACAGAAAAAGTTACTGGTGGTAAAAGTATACAAGGTATTTTACTTAAAGAGTTTGATCGTTTATGTAAGAGTTATGGTGTTAATTACTTTAGGTTCAATGGAAAATATAACCTACAACCATTTCAATTAGTAAACGGAACTCCTGAGTATTTATTAATAGGAAGAAATACTTACACAATACCAGTTAATGGAGTATTAGCATTAGATCCTATTATCCAGAATGGTGCTAAGTATTATGACAACACTAATATTAAACGTGGTGTTCAATTAACTACATTCTTAATACCAATTGAATTAGGTCAGTTCTTCACAATACTTCCTGAAACTTCTAAAACTTTAGCTGGTACTTACAAAGTAACTACATTAAAAGTTGAGGCTGATTTTACTGGAGCTAACTGGAATGTCACTGTAAGAGGAGAACCAATGTAATGGTAGCACAAAGACGACCTATTGATATTGGTACCCAAAGTACTCCAGAAATCATCCAGAAGGCACTCACAGACTTCACTAGAGAAGATTTGTACATAGCACTTCCTGCAACAGTAGTAGGTGTAGATGATTACGAAACAACTCAGTGTGTGGACGTGAGGGGTGTTATAAACGATGTATATGAAGATGAAGCAATAATACAATCTGTACTTATACGAAAGATATTTGTAAAATTACCAGCAGGTGGTGGATTCTCTCAGTGCCGCCCAATAGAAGTTGGTGATCTAGTTACCTTACACTGGGCGCATAGAAACCTAAATACCTTTTTAGATAATTCTGGTGTAGCAGTAGATGAACCTATCAATATGGTGGCAGATATTAGAGACTGTTGGGTTGAACATGGCTTTGGTACTCGTAGTAATAACCAATCCCCCAGTAAGACAGACTTTATCACCAGACATAAAAATACCACTATCACTATTAAACCAGACGGTAATATAAGTGTTGTCACAACCTCTGACGTATCCATAGAGACTACAGGACAGATTATAGGTAAGTGTGCTAAGGCTACTTTAGATACGCCTCTAGTAGAGACTACAGGTGATTTAAAAGTAGGTGGAAATATTGAAGTTTCGGGTACTGCTACAATAACTGGAAATAGCTTAACTGTAGGTGGAGCAGAAGTCTATCAACATAACCATAGTAACACAGTACCTCCATTATCATAAGGATAATAGAATAATATGGATTTCTTATTAAGCACACTAACTGGTGACTTAGACTTCGGAGTTGATAATGCAGACGGGTTACAACTTACACCAGACTACAGAACAGAAGCAGAACAAAGGTTAGCTCAAGCACTTAGTTTAAATTTAACTGAATGGTTTGCAGACATTACAAAAGGACTCCCTTATATTTATAATCAAAAGGAAAGTTTAGAGAGTAACTTGAGGTATTTCTTAGGTGATAAATCTCCTAATGCTGGACAGTTTGTTAGTTCCGCCTTAGATAAATATATTGTAGAGTTACCTTTCATCACAAGTTTAAAATCAAGTTATAAATTCAATGAAAGTTCTAGAGTGTTTACATACACATTTTCAGCAATTGCTAATGGTGTAGAAATAACCTTTCCCTCTATAACATTAAATATCTAGAGGAATAATAAAATGAGTGGTGTAACATCACAAGGTTTTGAAAATAAACAATACACAGATATAGTAGAAGAGTTGGCAACTGGAGCTAAGACACCAGAATACTTCGGAGAACAATTCCCAACAACACCAGACTCTGTTTTTGGTGTATTAGCTGGCTTATTTGGTGCTGCATTAAAAGACCAGTGGGATTTATCAGCTTCTGTTGCTGACCAAGGTAACCGAGATAAAGCTGAAGGTAAATATTTATCAGATCTAGCAGCGTTGATTGGGTTGACTCGTTTATTAGCAAGTAGTAGTAATGGCATACTGTTATTCACTGGCACAAACAATACAGTAGTTCCAGCATTTACTCCAGTTAAATCTACCGCAAATAAAGAAATTGTACTGACAAATAATGTGCTTACATTAAGTAGATTATCTTGTAACCAAACTAGATTAATTATTCCAATCGTGTTAGTTGGTGGTGTGTACACTATAACAGTTAATGGAGACTTATATAGTGTAACTGCAATATCTGGAAATTCAGTAAACTCTGTGTCTAAAGATTTGGCTGATGCAATTACATTAGGTGGGGGGGAATTATACTCTGCAGTTTATATTGGTGGTAATATTGTAGTATCCTCAAACACTTCTAACAATAACTTACTTACCTCTAATAGTGGAAATATTAACTTAGTATCGGTATCTTCCTTAGTAGAGGCTACAGCAGGTACCGCAGGTGCAATTGATTTCTACGCCGATACATTAACATTATTAGGATCTCCAGTTATTGGTATATCAACAGTAACTAATGAAAATGATTTTAACATTGGTAGGAATGAGGAGTCTGACGCAGAACTACGTGTGAGAATGGAAGCAAGAGAACAATCTACTGGTACAGCAACCAAACCTTCAATAGAAGCGTCTATAAGTGACGTTACAGGAGTTTCGTTTGCGTATGTGATAGAGAATACTACCTTTGCAAATGACGCTGATGGTCGTCCTCCTAAGAGTTATGAGACATATGTTGCAGGTGGGTTAGATAGTTCAATTGCAAATGTTATCTGGGAAACTAAACCAGCAGGGATTGAGACTTGGGGTGATACATCAGTAGTAATTGT